GGAGTGGATCGAGGTCACGAAGTACGCCGCACCCGGCAACTTCATGCTCGGCGAGATCGGCCGCATCAACGACGTCGTCTTCATCGAGACGACTCAGGTCCGCAAGACCAACGTCGGTGCCGTCGGCTACGAGACGTACGACTCGATCATGATCGGCGACAACGCCTTCGGTCATGCCGTGTCGCTCCCCGTGGAGCTGCGTGACGGCGGCGTTCTCGACTTCGGTCGTGAGCACGCCCTCGCCTGGTACGCCATCTGGGGCTTCGGCGCAATCACGCCGCAGGCGGTTTCGCTCGTCTCCACGAACTGAGCTGCTCCCGTCAGAGCAGAACACAGGAGCCCTCACGTCAACGGCTAGCGTCGGGGCGTGAGGGCTTCGCTCTTCACGTACTCAATCCGTACAACTATGAACAGGGGAACTCGCATGACAGTCAAGGAAGTTGAAGAGATCGAAGACGACTTCACGGTGGATGAGGATGACTACTCAGACGATGTGATCGTTGAGGACACACTCAACGAGACGACCTCCACTGCGAACTTCATGAATGAGGACGCCGTCGTCGTCGACGAGATCCAAGACCTCGGCGTGGTCGTCGTCGACCCCGAGCAGGACGACTACATCGTGCGTGTCATCGTCGATGTCGGCCCGATCTTCTACGGCCCGGAGCGCATCGAGATGAAGCGTGGTCACCGGTACCGAGTGCCGCCGCACATCTACCAGTATCTGCAGAAGCGTGACCTCCTCTGGGAGCAGCAGTGACTGCGCGCAAGAAGGCTGCAGAACCGGCGGTCGAGGAAGAGGCCGCCACTCCTGCGCCGGAGCAGGCACCACAGCCGGAGCCCCAGCCGGAGCCCGAGCAGGCACCTCCGCCTCAGCCCGAGCAGATACCGGCGCCCCAGCCCGAGCAGGAGTTTGAACAGCCCACCTCACCGGAGGGTGTGGTCCCGAAGCTCTTCGGGATGGTGTACTTCCTGCCAACATCGAACACCATGGGAACCACGACTGAGTCGGGGGCGTCGTTCGCTCTCGCCGCAGGGGTGCCCGTGAAGATGACCGCCGCCGATGCCGCGGCGCTCGTCGCCGAGGGCCTCGGCTCCATCAAAGGAGACTGACTCATGGGGTTCACCGTCCCCAACGGCCCAGACGCTGCTGCCGTCGACCAATCCGAACCCGACTCAGGGGACTACAAGGCGCTCGGTTACGGGCCCACTGGAGTCGTCTCTGGCTGCGCCGTCGCATCGCAGGGTTCGCCCAACATGTCTGTGGTCGTGGGTGTCGGCAATGCCGTTGTGGACGGTGCTCCTGTGGCGGTCGCTGGTGGGTCGGTCACGATCCAGACCAGTGACTCCAACCCTCGCTTCGATCTGATCGTCACCAACAGCGCAGGTCTGCTCACCGCCATTCGAGGCGTGGCCTCGTCGTCCAACCCGGTCTTCCCCCTCTTCGACCCCGCAACGCACTGCTTGCTCGCATCTGTGCTCGTGGGAGGGAGCGCCTCGTCGATCTCCACGTCGGCCATCGTCGACAAGCGCGTCATGATGGAGGCGACACTGCGTCGGACGTTCGCCTCCAACTCGACATCCTTCGTCGAGTCCGACACACCAGCAGGGCGCTTCACCCTGCGAGCTGACGGCAAGCTCTCCTGGGTCGAGAGCACGCTCACGCGGCTCGCCGCCTCGGCCATGGAGCTGGCGGCCGGTCTCACCATCAGGGCCACCGACAGCACCACATCGCTGCTGACGCTCAAGGCGCGCACCGCTACGCCTGCCAACCAGAAGACCCTCGACGTGCAGACGTCGGGTGGCTCGACTGTGGCGTCGGTGTCGGGCACTGGTGTGCTGCAGGCAGCCAACTTCCTGCGGGGCTCGGGCAAGCCGGAGGGCGTCGTCACCGCCGACAAGGGCTCGCTCTACGTCGACGTCGAGGCGCCGCTCAACGCTGCACTCTGGATGAAGGCGGATGCCTCCGGTGCGGCCACGGGCTGGGTCTCGTTCCGCTCGTACGACCCGTCCGACGATGCCATCCCGGTCGGCACCATCGCCCCGTTCATCGGCTCCGGCGCATTCATCCCCGCAGGGTGGATCGGACTCATCGGACAGATGATCTCGACCACCGCCGCTGCGACGGCTGAGCTGGCAGCGATCGTCGGAGGCCGCTACGGGTCCGACGTCGGCACGGTCGCCCTGCCCAACTTCCAGGGACGCATCCCGATCGGCTCGGGCGGAGGGGTGGCTCTCACCCTTGGTGACGTAGCCGGGTCGGTGGAGGTCTCCCTCACCGAGGCCAACCTGCCGTCGCACGGTCACCCGCTCACCGACCCCGGCCACCGTCACCCGAAGGCGGGGCGCGGCGTCTACTCGACGCCCAACGGCAACCTGCACCCCACTGGCGACCAGAACGGCACCTTCGCCCTCTTACTCGACCCGGACACTCTCGACACGACGGCCAAGACCGGCGTCACGGTCGGGAACACCGGCTCGAACGAGCCGTTCGATGTGCTCCCGCCCGTCATCGCTGTCACGTGGATGGTCAAGGCGCGCTCGACGGGCTCGCAGGCCAACTCTGGTGGCACGGGCGGACTCTGGAGCATCACCGAGCTGGATGCCCGCTACCGCCCCGTCGTGAGCACGCTGCCGCCGACCACTCCGTTCGTGGGTCAGATCTGGATCCTCTCGCCCGACTACCACTCGGCGATCCTGCACCCCAATGGCTGGGCTCCCATCTCCCCACAGACCAACAACAACGCTGTGACTACCGGCAACGCCATGCTCGACCTCACTGGATTCTGGGTCGCCACGGACGGTTCCTGATGGTGGGCATCCCCAACCGGGGTGTTGGGTTCTACCTCTCGGCTGACATTGACGGTGTCGACGGCTCGGGGCTCTCTGTCCCGTCGTCGGCAGCGCTGTCCATCACCGGGTCGATCGGGCTCGTAGCGCGCATCGCCCCGGACTCTTGGACAGGAGTGCTGCAAGGGATCATCAGCAAGTCTTCAACCAACAGCAATCAGCGCTCCTACCGGTGGGGGCTCCTCACCGACGGTACGCCTGTGCTCCGATGGTCTCCTGACGGTGGGTCCACTGGGACCGCCACCGCAACGGCGGCGTACACGTTCACCGCTGGCCAGGCGGCCTGGATCGGGGTCACCTGTGACACCGTGGTCGGCGACGTCCGGTTCTGGACAGGTGGCACGGGCGTGACGCCCACGTGGGTCCAGCACGGTGCTTCCGTCGCATCGGCCTTCCCAGGCAACTTCGCATCGACGTCTCCGCTTCTCCTGGGAGCCGGGTACGTCCTGACCACTGCGGACACACGAGAGGTGCTCAACGGCATCTTGTACTCGGCAGCGGTCTACAACGGTGTGGGAGCCAATACCTCTCCCGTGCTGGGCACCAAAGTGTTCGAGGTCAATGGCGTGTTCGGCCCTGGCAACACGTTCACGTCGGCCACTGCCCAAGCGGTAACGAAGCTCGGCGGAGTCACCTACGTAGGCCAGGACAAGACGCTCCTCGAAGCCACGAACACCGGTCTGATCCGTCTGGCTGGGCCGTGCCTCTGGGTGCCGGTCGCCTCGGCCAACACCTTCACCGTCCCGGTGACGATCGAGGCTGGCAGCGACCGCATGATGCGGGCGGAGATGTGGCGCAACACCACCGACACCCAGTCGCGCATCGGCACACTCGTCTCGATCGGGGCCAACGTGACCAGCGCCGGGGCCGTCTCGGCCGTGTGCACGATGAGTGACACCACGACGCTCACCTCGGCGGTGTCTGCCGCCGGAGCCACGACGCCCTATCAGGTGGACGGGTGGTTCCAGATCAGCGTGGAGTGGGACCAGACGGCCAAGGCGCTGCGGGTGAAGCTGCGCAAGCCCGGCACCCCACTGTCGGACGACACCGGGTGGACCCAGATCATCTCCACCACCTCGGCTCTCAGCTCGGGCATCGCTGCGACCACCTACGTGTGGAACCAGAACACCAACCCGCACGTCGGCTTCCGACGGCTGTACGTCTCGGGAGCTGTCCGGGCCAATGCCGTCGCCATCACCCCGCACGACATCGGCCGGATCGTCCCCGGCACCACCACCTGGACCGCTGCAGCAACGCACACGCCCGTGGCCGTCATCATGACCCTCGACCGCACGGCCGCCACGATCAGGGTGGGCGTGTACAGCACGATGGGAACGCAGCTCGCCTCGGTCACCGCCTCGACCACGGGGCAAGTCGGAGCAGTCAACACGACGCCGTTCCAAGTCCTCAAGAACCTTCCAGGGTGGACGTCGGGCTTCCTGTGGCGCAAGGGCGTGGGCATCGCCCCGTCCACGACGGCACAGGGCGTCCTGGCGCGACAGCTCCTCACGACGACCTACCGGCCCGCTCGCGCCACCACGAGCCCAGCGCTCCCCCTCGCCCCGTATGTGTACGGAGACAGGTGGAAGTCGAGCACCACGGGTGCGATCCAGTTCTACAACGGGACTGCATGGGTGGCGGCCTGACCTCAAGGCTCACCCTCCTCTTGCTGTGGCACTACTCTGGGATTCGAGTCAGGACAAGCGACCTGCTCCCCAGAAGCTCAACCCAACGGAAGGCCCAGACGAATGGCCCTGGTCTCGTTCAACGACGAGTTCATTGCCGCGATGTGCGGCGGATTGAACGACGACGACACGCTTGACCTGTTCATGGCCGGAGTCGATGCGATGGTCGACAAGGTCGCTGTAGCGCTGGAGCGCACCGTTGGTCACCCGGTGGACGTCAAGTTCGACGGGGACACGATCTACGTCGACCTCGACGAGGAGGATGCTGCTCGCGAGTACGGCGCCCCCGGTGTCCAGATGCAGCCGGTCTTCCGCCAGGGCATCGCTCAATCCACCACCGCCGCTCGCCTCGCGTGGGACAAAGCGGTGAACCAGCGTGGCTGACGTCGGGTTCCTACTCGCAGAGGACGAGGCGCTCAAGGCAAAGCTCTCCAGCCTCACCGTGCCGGATCCCTCCCTGGAGGAGGGCCACCAACGGGTGAAGGTGTGGTTCGGGATGCCCTCGACCGAGCGCGAGGCCATCTTCCCGTTCATCACGATCGACCTCATCGATGTTGTGTTCGCTGCGGACCGCACGCACTCCTTGCAGACGGTGGACGTCGATTGGTGGCCGTCGACAGCGCCGACCTTCGCCGAGTACGCAGAGATGATCGGCGTCGCCGGACTCGACCCGGCAGCTCCCTATGCGAAGACGATCCTCTTCCAGCCGTACGACCTGTACTACCAAGTCGCTACGCACTGCCGGTACGCCCGCCAGGACCGCCGCATCACGGCTCAGCTCCTCTCGTACCAGTACCTCCCGCTGAACAACCTCGGAGCGCTGCACGTGCCCGCCGACGACACCCAGCGGTGGCTCGACAACATGGGCTCGACTCGCTCCGACTACCTCGACCCCGAGGGCAAGCCGGTGTTCAGGAAGGTCTACACACTCAAGATCTCGGCGCACCAGCCCGTCACGGATCCGGCCGAGTACCTCCGTGTGCTGCAGGTCGGGTTCTCACTGAGGGGCATACAGGATGGAGAAGAGTACGCATGGTGGGACACGACCGCTGATGCTTAGGAGCACCTTCTCGGAGACTTACGTATCAACAGCTCGAAAGGACTCACTGTGAGCGACAGCTACTATCCCTCGGTACAGGTGTCGGAGCGGCTCTTCCGCCCGGCATCGGCCACATCCCAGACCACCACCACGAGTGCCGCCTTCATCGGCCGCTCGTCCCAGGGGCCGGTCACCCCGACGTTGGTGACGTCGTGGGCCAGCTTCACGACCCTGTTCGGGACGGACTACACCGACCTGCACATGGCCGTGAACGACTTCTTCGGCAACGGGGGACGGCAGGCGTACATCACCCGCATCGCTGGTGCGAACGCTGTGCCAGCGGACCTCGACGTGTTCGACTCCACGGCACCCAACACGTCGGGCACACCGCTGTTCACCGTCACGGCGACGAGCCCCGGCGTCTGGGGGAACAACCTCCGCCTGGTGACCTACACGCGTGACGCCACCAACAAGCGCTTCGATGTCGCCCTGTTCCGAGTCCCGACCGGCACGACCTTCGACCCGGCCAAGCGCAACACCGAGTACCTCGTCGACCAATGGATCGACGTCACGCTCAACCCATCGTCGTCTCGCTATCTGTACTCCATCGCCAACGCTCCGAGTGCGACGGGCTCGCAGCTCGTCACCTTCTCGGGGCAGAGCTACAACCCGGCCACCCCGGCCGTGCAGCCCATGCCGAGCACGGTGGTCGGCGGCAACATCTTCGGTGCGGCCCCTGGGACTCCCGGTGTGGACGGCGTCTACACCACCCCGTACACAGAGTCCACGGCCTATGCAGCGGCGCTGGCGTCGTACGAGACCTTCAACGGGCCGTTCATCCTCAACCTCCCCGGTGTCAACACGCCAGGGACCATCAAGGACGCCATCACCACGGCGGCGGCTCGGGGCGACATGTTCGTGGTCGTCGACACCGCTGCCGGGCTCACCCCGGCTGCTGCGCTCACGTTCCTCAACACCGACCTCAACCTCAGTGCGCTCGGCGGGAACGTGGCCTCGTTCGCAGCGGTCTACTACCCGCACGTGCACATGCCAGCCATCGGCAGCGGCATCCCTGGCCGCACGGTGCTGCGTCCTCCGGGTGGTGCGCTCGCCGGGCTCATGATGTCGACCGACGTCACCGTCGGCCCGTGGAAGGCTCCGGCCGGTCTGACGGCGAGCATCGCTGGAGCAGTTGCTCCAGAGCGCCTCCTCACCGCTGCTGACCTGACGTCACTCAACAACAACCACATCAACGCCATCCGCTCCATCCGGGGCGCTGGCATCGTGGTCATGGGTGCACGCACGACGAAGAAGTCCGGCCTCGATCGCTACGTGAACGTGCGTCGCACGGTCATGGAGATCACCGAGACCCTCAAGGCTTCGACGCAGTTCGCCATCTTCGAGAACCC